TCAAAATTCCGCCATCGCGGAAAGCCTTGAATTTTTCGAAATGCCATTCCGGTGTTTTTGGATCACCTTTTGCGGCTTTATTCACCGAATGGTGGGCTCTACCGTTAATTTCGATACCTAGATTGAGACTTGGAATATACGCATCCAACTCGTAATATTCGCTATTCGCGTTGCGAACTTGATGAGCTTTCTTAGCACGATGAATATACTCGATTTCCAACGAATCAAAAAGATTACATAACTTCACTTCAGTGAGATAGTTCGTAGGTTGTTTAATTCCGAATTCTTTGAGATAGTAGTAGGCTTGTCCCGGGCTATAATTTTCTGTAACATATTCTATAATTTCTGCGGGATCCGTGTTATTTGCTCTAAACTCTCGAATCTTGGAAAATCTTGGATCTTTTTGGTCCATTATCTCGCGAAATTTTTCAGATTGCACGAAGCTCTCAGCGCCACAAGATTCGAGCAACGCATCGTTAATACTCTTTCGAACTGCGGGTATTGAAGTGATCCAAACATCTTCTTCCAATTTGAAGTTGATTTTCCAAGTATTCATAGCTTTAGCGCGGCTTTCTGGATCTTGCATATTGTGTTCTACTTTATACTTATCCAACATAGTAACGCGCCTTTGTTCTTTAAATTTTGCGGATTTAAAATAATTATCCACTTCAAATTTTCGGAGACAAGTTTGACGACCTCTTTCTATTACATCGGGGTTCTGAGTGGGAGCCTTACATCCGTAGAAATGCATATTAGTACCCGCCGTGCGCATCTGAATTTGCTCACCGTATAATTCCTGCGTTTCTTTTCTTGTTAGAAGTTTAAATCCACATTGCTTAATGGCTTGCATCAAGCCTTCCAACTTGCTAAAACCGAAGACTTCAAAGTAATCCGTAAGATATAGGTTGCCTGAATAGTAGAGGTTATGAACTACCGAAATGAGATCTTTGTTATACCGTTGACCTCTCGTTGTTGGTATAGGTTCTTTTCGGTAATCGCCGGTCTTCAAAGAAATCATGTAATTATTCGCTTTAGCGAAATCTAACAATTCTTTGGTGATTGGGATACCTTCTTCTATCAGGTTACCCGATTCTTTCAACATTTTAACTTCCAAATTTGCTTAAAAAATAGATTTTATTATGTTATAATAACATAACGAAATTTTCAACATAAAAAAATCTCCGCCGAAGCGGAGATCTTTTTAGTTCTTACATTTTTTGCGTTTAACGCAGGATCCTTGATTAGATACCAGTTACTACGAATGTTGAAGCGTATAACGCTGCGCGGTCGGTAGAAGTTGGTGTTTCAAAACCAGGGATCGTTGAAAGCGCATATCTGGTTTTGCAAATAATTCCATTCATCCCAGTTTGTGAGTTAATCACTTTAGTGAATGTAAGTGGAATGTAAGGCGCGAAGTAACCCATTGCGTCTCGACGATCTTCACCTTTATACAACAGAGTCGCATACTCGAAATCTGTGTAAGGATCTACGACTACGCGTAAACGACCATCTAAAGTACCTACGAAACCAGTTAATACACCAGTTTTAACGATATCAGAACCGATGTGACCGTGTTCGAATGAATCTAATGAAGCTAATAAGTTAGCTACACGAGATGAACATAATAACACGTTTGCTTGGCCACGGTTTGTACGACGAGCGATTGCTGAAGCTTCGTGCGCAATTTTGAATGCTAATTCACGAGCGATGTCGATTGTACGTAAGATACCGCTAGAAGCTTGAACCGCTGTAGCATCCCAGTCTGGTAATTGGGTAGCGTGGGTATTAACGAAGTTAACCACGTCTGCGTCGATGTCAGTTTGGATTTCTGACGCCATCAAGCGCATCATCTCGTCGTCCGCTAATAAACCATGTTGTGATTTAAGATCTTGGTACATCTCTAAGCTGTATTCGCCGTGTAACGCGCGAACGATAGCTTCTACTGGTTTTTTCACGATACGGAAACCAACGTAGTTGATATCTGGGCGTTGTTCGTCAGCTAAGTTAGCTAATGAGAAGTTACGGATAATTTTTGGATATGAAGCAACGTTTGTATAAACTGCTTCGATTTGGTAAGCACCTAAAGTATCACCAACTTTTTTACGACCACCTTTCATAGTAACTACTACGTAGTTGCCTTCTTTGTGAACGATAGTTTCGCCAGCTAACACATCATCTTTAGCTTCAGCCGCTTCGCGGTTTAATTTGTAAAGGATAACTTGTACGCGTTCATCTTTTGGTTTAGCGCGGTATTCGTTAACCATTGCATAGATGTATGCAGTTGGGGTAGCCATTGGTTGAACACCTAATAACTCGTTAGCGATTAAACGTGGATAAACGTAACGGATTAAAGGTAATAAGATTGGAGTGAATGTAGCGATATCTTGAGAAACGGTAGATTCGTTTAATTCTTGATCTTGCGCGTTAGTCGCATTTTCAAGTAATTTACCAAGTACCATCTTTTCAGATTCGTTTAATGCTGGATAACGTTCTGATTCAAGTAATGCACCTACATCTTGACTGAATGTATTCATTCGGAAATTTCCTCTTTTTGTTTACGTAATAAAAATTCGTTTATTATTTATTGAGTTGTATTATTTATTAAATTTGATACAACCCAATTTTAATTATTTATTGCTTTATAGCATATGACTAGGAACTGAAGTTTTGTATTTTGGTAAACCAGTAACTTCGTTAAGTTCAACCGATTCATTCATACCTTGTAACTTGAAGAAGATATCATCTTCGCTACGATATACGTTAAATCTAATTGAGTTGACTTTACTCCAAACCTCAACGAAATTAACGCCTAGTTTCTTTTCGATGTTTTTGGTTTGGTTAATAATCTTAATGATCTTATCATAAGAACTCTTATCAATTCCCGCAGATGAAGCGAAAAAGCCGAAAGATCCAACGGTTTCATCGATCTCTACACCAAAGAACTTAGCGATAGCTCGGGCTTTCTTACGCATTCTTTCTTCTGAAGCTTCGTTAAGAGTATTAGTCGCTTCATTCGCTGCGCTTGATTCGCTCATCCCACCAACGTAGAATAGGATGCTATCTTCTTCGTCTTCGAAATCGATCAATACTGACATTTCTGGGTTATCAAAAGTCATTTCATAGAAACCGAATGCTGCTGGATCACTTTGAGATCGTTTAAAGGCGTTAACGATTTTGATAAAATCCTTTTCGGTAATCTCAAAAGAAGCGCCCATTAAAGCTTTGTATGAGCTTGGAGTTTCTTTGAATTTAATACCTAACGATTTAGCCGCAGTTTGAGCCAACTTAAGAAGCTCGGATTTTGATGATTCGTTCATTTTGTTGGACGCGCGAGTATTGAGTGCTTTGGTTGCCTCAGCTTCGTTCATTTCCATATCCGCTTCGGTGGATAGGTATAATGCAAATCCACCAGGAAGCGTGAAGGCGATATAACCCTCTTCAAAATCCCACTCGATATCGTCGATACTGTGGGCTTCCGGGTCTTTAAGAGCTTTCGCCTTGCGAACTACTGAACGAAGTTCTTTTTCTTTGATTTGGAAAACTGGGGATTTAGGATCACTGAAAGTATAGTTATCCATTGTTGGGTTGACCCCCAACAATTTTCCTAATTTAGCCGAGAATTCAATAATTTCTTTTTTATTCATTTCTCTATCCCTTTTAAAGCATATAAGAAGGAACTTTTAAGAAACGGTTAACTTTAGGAGCCTCGGATTCGTTCATTTCCATACCCGCTTCTTCAGATTCGTTGATAGCCGCACCAATTACTGGAACTTGAACGCCACGTTCGCCTTCGCGACCAGTTTGAGCTTTAGCTGGGGTATCTTTAACTTCACCCGCCATACCAGGATTGTCGTTAGTTTGAACGTCTGCATCTAACACAGAACCTACGAAATCATCGCGACCATTGTTAGCTAATAAATCAATGATGCGTGGAGATTCTTTCTCACCGGAAGCATAATAACCAGATGGATCGTTGTCTACTACCGTTGAGCTAACGTCTTGGTGACGATGACCACCGATATCTTCGTAACCGCGCAATACATCACGTAACGTGTACTCTGCGCGTTCTTCTGCGTAACGATCATATTCATCATCTTCTGGGCGGAAGCCGCGAGCGCCATCGTTACCGTATGGAGCATCCGTGTGACCTACACCAAGTTCAAATTGACGAATGGTATCGCGTAAAATTTCGATTTCTTCGTTAAGATCTTGGATTTCTACATTTTTAGAACGAAGAATTCCTACAAGATTCTCCATTAGTGCTTTATCAGCCATTTCATTATCCTCTAAGTTTTCAGTTGTATGAATTGCTTCGTCTTCTTCGCTTTCAAAAACTCCACTCATAGTGGCAGATTGATCGCTTGGATTGGTTACAATATCAAAAGTGATTAAGTTGAATTCTTTTACTACTCTATCTGGACCTACGTTTCCGCTAGCGCGAGAACTTACGGAGATTTTAACGCCGTGGCGGATCATAGATTTGATAGTTTCTGCTTGTGGGGTATCAAAGATTACCGCTTCACCCATTACGTAGTCGCCTTCGATCCATAATTTGGTGATCTTAGCGACAGCGTTTTTAGGATCTACGGTTAAGCGACCTTTTGGATGTTCCCATTCCATTAACGTATTGATGGTACCATTCTCAATTTGGGTTTGATATTTCGCGACTTCGCGTTCCCAAAGAGCTCTTGGATAGATGCGTTTGTTGTTATTTATCTGTTCGATGGTAGCGAATTTGCCGCGAATATAGAAGAACTTTTCTTCGTCTTGGATTCCTTCCACAAGTTGGAATTCATGCAATTCGCTTTCGCATAAAGCATTTAATGCATTTTGATCTTCGTTAATGATTTCCGGATTCATTAGTTGACCTTGTGTTACTATATTTTATGATTGTTATTTATATTTAATTCTTACGATTTTTGCGTTTAGGCGCTTCAACTAAAGTAAGTTCGTCGCCTTTAATTGCTTGTTTAAACTCTTCAATATTTAATTGATAGAGGTTTTTGGGTAACCCAGATTTTAAGTAAACCCGATAACAAGATCTTGGAAAATTCTTTTCTCTTAAACGATTAAAGAATTTGGTTCTTTTAACATTAGAGTCTAACAATTTTGTTTCATCCAGGTCCAAAAACTTGTTCAACAACTTGAGCAATTTCTTCTTTCCAATCTTATCCAACCAGTTGATGTTGAAGCAAAGATATCGGGATTTCGAACTTCTTAAAACCAACGCCGTTGGCGTCTTATCCCAACGTTTCGCGGTTTGTGCTTGGTATCCATCAATCTTACAAATCATTCCGGTAGCCATTTTGGTGACTTTCTTCAATTGCTTTGCTCCTAAAGTCTTAATCGTTGTTAACTTCCGTACGCATATTATGCATCAACGCGTCAAACAAATCTTTAGCATCCAATTTGTAAATTCTTGGCTTCGCCAAAGCTTTACGATGATAGAGACGATAAGCTTTCTTAGTAAATCTAAATCTCCGGATGGCTCGAATAATCGGAATCATCTCCAATCTGGATTTGTTTTGAATATCTTTACTTATAAGAAAATTCATCAATTTTGTCTTTTCAAATCGACTCAACCAGTTTACGTTTATACCAAACACGTGATGTTTATTCGCTCGAATAATAATCACTACCGGGTTAATATCGTAAGTTTTTGGCGTCAACGCCACATACTTGGTATAAATGAAATTTCCTGGAAGAAACGCAGTCGTTGCGGTAACCGCTTTCTTTGTTCGTCTCCAACCTCTTACTAATTCGTTAGCTTGGGATTTGCTCGGGTTGAACATCGGTACCAAAGTATCTGCTAACGACATTAACCAAAACTCCCAAACACATCATCAATTTTAGTTTTGGAAGTTTTCTCTTTTAGAGGATTTTCCGACACTACTAATTGCTCTTCTTCTGAGAAATTTTTAATATCTTCAGCGTGCGAGTTTTGGTGACCAAAAAATTGATCAATACCTTCCAAAGTTTTGATTGTAGGAGCTTCGATCCTAGAATCATTTTGATGAACTAAATCTACCGCGGAGCGGTCAAACGAGTAAGATTTTAAACTTAATTGGTAACAAGCAGGAGTATTAGAATAAACAAACTTGTTATTTACCCCAGGAACGTGCAATTGGCAATCCGTAATCTCCATCAATTTTCCGTTAGGGAATACCAACAAATTCGAAATGATTTCTTTTGGATGGATGTTACCATTTTGATCTTTTAGAGGTTCCAAAGATTTCAAACTGACGAAAACTTGCAAAGTATCGTCATTGATTAAGCCATAGTTATTGAATGCAAATTGCAATCCGTTTGGATATTCTTCGTTTTCTGCGAGTAATACGTAGAATTCCAAAGCATCGCGATAAAGATCCGTTTTGAGAGTTTTAAAATCACCAAAAACGCGATTCGCTAGCAAACTAGCTTCAGCGATTTCGTGAGCATTCGACTCCCAAGAATCCATCAGTTTCTCAGTTACTAGGAATCGCACTGGAGTACCATATAGACGAATCAACTCGTCAATCATTCCAGTGTTTAGACTATAGTCTGGTTTTTGGTGAAAATTAAAATTCATATGATCTATTAACTCGATTAGCTTACTTTGATGTTACGAATAATCGGTTTGCGTTTATGGCAAGGATTAACAATAATAATTGATCTATTATAAACCCAATAGCTAAGATCACCGGTTTCAGAATCAATCGCTTTTTGGACTTCGTCCGCATATTCGAAAATGCTGAGACCTGCGCGAGACATAGCCGCATCTCCGGTAGGGAATACGTAAATTCGATCTAAGCGATCATCACACATATAATGTAAGCGACCCATCTGAGCTTTTAAACGCATCATTGGATAAGCGATATCATAAGGACCAACTACACTAAAGTGTACATTTCCTAATTGATAATCCTTCTCGATTTCTGCGATAACGCGCATTACTTGATCCTGGATGAATTCATAAACGTCTTCTTGCGTGGTATTCACTACATTTGGGATAGTTGCGTTTTCCGGCACCCCAGAGACTTCCGCAGATTGCAATACTTTTACAAGTTCATCGCGTTGTTGAGAGTTCTTTTGGAATAATACCCAACCGTGTAACGTTGCACTAAACGCTTCCGGAGTATACATGCGGACTAGATCTTCCACCGCGTTAGAAGTGAATCGCATATTCTTACGAGTATTACTCACATCATACATGTCTACTGGACTGGATAAAAATTCAATTTTACCAGTAGGATTGTAAGTATCAAAATACGGTTCCACCCATTGGCTAGTAGGACCTTTAGTCTTCACTACAGGCATAACTTCCGCAACGGCGGATTTTGGCAAAGTTTTGATGGCGCTAGCAATCAGGTTATCTGTTGTTTCGCCATCTAATTGACTTAATACGGCGTTTGCGCCGTCTTGGTAAGTTTCCATTTTATTTCCTTTATACTAAAAATTCGGGTTATCGCGATTGGCGGGTTATTTCGCCGGAGCACTAAATTGATGCATCTGAGAACTTTCTTTCCATTCTTTCCAATCCCCGTAGAATTGGCGAGCCCCTTGATCGTAGATCTCTACGTCGTTAGCTACAAACGCTACGGTAAACTCCACGATTTGATTCTCGGTTGCATTAGAAAAACTCAGTTGACTGACATTTTCAATACTACATCTTTTCAAAGACATTACTGGCGAAGCGCGCCAAGAATTCCGACCGCGCCCTGTGGTGTCGTTGTGGTATTGGTCACCATAGTCGCTGTCCTTCGAAATAAACACGTTGAACGTGTAGTCATCGAAGTAGCGATAAGCCTGTTCGCGGAATTGAGCAGTGAACATTTTATAAAACTCTAAACTTGAATTATCGTAAAATGTCATGCTAAACTTATACTGATCCGGTAAACCGTAGTTATGAGCCCATCGGTTACCAACCCAAGAATTAAGTTGAGCTGCCCCAATTTGGGGTAATTGGAGATCTTTAAGGTGTAAGCTTAAACGTTCGTTATCTTTTGGTGACCAGGCCAGAATGTTACCTGTACCTTTCGCTTCATTATCATAATACAAGGTATCCGCGGGAGCGTTTGGGTTGTTGAGCATTTTATAGTTCCAAGCAAAATAAACCTCGAAACTATTAGCACGCCCCCAATCAACCTGATAGGCAACCTGTAGCGCATCAGTAAATTTCAAAACTATAACCCCTATACGTTAATTCATTATTTTTAATTCTTCAATATTTATACAATTCACAAATTATCTAAACACTCGAACTTTAGGATCTAACGTTTTATCGGTTAATGGAAGGAATTCACTGTAAGTGAAAGTAACCGGATATGTTACCAATTCGTTTTGCTTGTCATCCCCATAATCCACTGCCCCGATATCGCTTACGAAAGCATTTTGCATGACATAACCCATAACTTTGTTACCGGTTTGATCTAATTGATAAACGCGAATATCGGTTTGATAGTTTGGTAAACTTGGATTGTATTCTGGTCTTAACAATGCGGTTTGGATATCATCGAAAACATTACCAAGATTGAAAGGCGCGCGATCCTCGCGTTCAAACAAATCAGTTTGCAAGGTAAGTAATCGAGCTTGTGGGTTACCCATATCTTTGTAAACGTTCAATGCGGTATGCTGTAAACGGCTATCATCAATTTCTCGGAACCATCTGTCCAGATTTTTACGAAGTAAAAGGGCACTATCATCCTCGAAAGTTAAAGTCCAAGTATCGTTAAAATTGGTTTCCCCACGAAGATTGTATTTTCGACCAAATCTCCACATACTAGACGTATGCATGCTACGTTGTGGAAAACTGGTCGCCTTACAAAGAATGTTCCATTTCCAAGGGTGCTCGCCGCCATGCAAAGGGATAGTAAATTCTAATAAGAATTTGTTAGTACGAACGCCAGCTCCTCGGTTTAGTTGCTCTCGCAAATCTCTCCAAGTAGTGTGGATAGCTTCTGGGTTAACCATCGTCTCTTCATCGCCGTTAGCTTCCGGAGAAATAATAGGATGCTTATCATATACCGATCTTCCCGTATACGGGGTCATTCCAAGTTGTTCGCGCGGACCGCGATACGTTGGATAATCGTAAGATACTGGTTTACCCGGAGGGACCTTTCCGGTGTTTGGATCTACTTTTGGGTCAACCCAAAATTCCCCAAGAGCCCCGGTTCCTTTGTATAAGCTGGAAGCTTTACTGAAAGCATCCACTCCGTTGACTTTAGTTAGTTTGTTTGAGTAAAAGTTTTTGTCAACCTTGACTCGTTGGAATTCGTGACCTTCCGGAGTTTGCCAGCCTTCTGGGTGTTGTTTAGTAACATTAAGATGATTCTCGTACATTTCGTTATGCAAATCGATTGGAGAACCTGTCGATTTTTCGCCGGTAGCGAGATTTGTCTTTCTTTCCATTGATAAAATATTAGTTAAGTGTTATTAATATAGATTACTTTAGTATGTAAAAAAATTTTTTTTTTGAACCTTTCGTGTTTCGGTGACCGAAACTTTAACATTTCAAAATAAAAAAATCTCTCAATTTTACACTCGAGTGTAGTTTTGAGAGATTTTTAGATGTTTTATTATAATAAACTTACTTACTTACTATAAGCTTCTTGATATTTGGTATACAAACTATGCACTGCTTTTGGAGTATTTTGTTTGAAGAAAGCGTAATCTTCTAAATTTTGAATTACTTTAGTAGCCGAGATATCCGCATCGGATCGCTCAATCTCTTGCACATCAATTCCTGGAGCTTTCAATAATTGGCGCTCATACTCTTCTTTACGATCGCTTCCCGCATACAAGTGATTGATGTTGATCTCTGCTTTCTTCAACGCGGTGAAGATGTTGCCGGAAACCAATTCGATAATTTTGATATTTGGGAATGCTTTCTTCAATGCTTCCAAGCGCAAATCTTTGGTATCTTTGGTATCGGCAGATGTTACCAAACCAATAACAATTTCGTCACATTCTTTGCGCGCTTTGTCAATCATTTTGACGTGACCGTTGGTCAAGATTCTAAATTTGCCAAAGACCAAACCGCCGTTATTACCTTTCAACGCTTTCAAGTAGAACATCTTCGCGTTAGTTTGGATATCATCCATCACCGTAGCCTGATTTTTCTTACTGTGAACGCCTTCAAAGTTAAGTTGCTTGATGCGCTTCGCAATTTCGTTCAATCCAGTTTTGATGTCTTGGGTTTTAGTATCGTTAGCAATTTGTCGAGCTACTTCTAAAACATCGTCCCAATAAGCTTGCTCGGCTTTCGGATCATCTTCCATCCAACGCAACTTTTTCTCAGCTCTGGCGGATCTATCCAACTGGTAGGTTTGTTGAGCTTTGTACATAGCATTACCTTGATGTAGCACAATGCCTTCTTCCTTACCACCAAATTCACTTTCTACGTTAACAAAAGCTTCAACTAAAGTATTGAAATAGGTTAAAGGATCCGTTTCCAAAGATTTCAAAGTCATTCTACGAGATTTGAGTTCGCTAGCCAATACTTTGTTTTTAATCCCATTCAACATAGTATCCGCAGGGAATAGAACACCCTCAAACAGAACTGGCGGAGTAATCAACTTCAACGCATCCGCGTACATTTTGACGTTTGCCGTTTCAAAAGATTCAGAATTAGTTTTTAGTTTACCAAATCTCAATTCCGGTTTAGCTTTACCATATCCAAGAACAATGATGGTTCCAGTTTTGGTATATTCTGACATTACGGTATTTTTGGTTACCAAGAACTCACAGAAGATTTCCGTATTGTTTGGGATTTTGTTGTAATCGCTAGCTTTTAGTTTTTCTAAATGATCAAAAACTTTATCAAATTGAGAGTTACCGATACTTACCTGATCCGCTAAAGCGGTATCTTTGATGTACTCGAATTCTCCGCGATAGAAAATTTGACCTTTGTAAGCTACGATCCAGTCATCCAAAGTACCGGAATCATTGATTTTCACCAGCGTAAGTTTAACCCCGTCCGTTTTAGCTTCAATGCGCGTTTTGGTTTGCATAAAGCTTAAGATTTGATCTGCGGTTTTGAATTTGCTGGTAACTTGAGGAATGGAGATGTCTAACATTTAGGTTACCCGTTTTGAAATTTGATAGTTTTGTTCGTTATTAATATTTAAAAATCTCCGCGGTTGCGGAGATCTTAATAAATTAAACTGATTAACGACCTAACGAATCATCTACTAAAGTGAAGCGATGATGATGTTCATTGTAATCATATGGAATATCATATTCTTCGTGCGTTTGATAAACTAACAAAATCGGGAAGTTTTTGGTAGTCTTAACATCTTCTTTAAGATAAGTTAGAATTTCGATTTCATCGAAATCCACGTGATCATTGAAAACTTCTAACGCAGTTAGAAATTCATCCAATTCCTCGCGATTTTCGATATATCGATTTTTGCAGTATTTGGATTCAAGTTCCAGGTAGCGTTCTTTCTTTTGCTCCGCTTCAGTTTTGAATTCACTTAGAAGGATGGTTTCATCGTGATAACGGAGCCATACTTTTCCAGTATTTTCGTCAACGAAAATTAATGCATCAAATTCCAAATCTCCAAGTTCCTGGATAGATTGACGTTTATCATCATTAAGTTTAGAGAATACTAGCTTTTTGAAGTATTCCGGTTCTTCGTGATGCCAGCGAAATTTCGAAATAATATATTCGAATGCTGTAACGTCGTCCTCTTCGCGAGTAACATAATCCCACGCACTGAAAAGGTCGTAAGTTTTATAAGCTACGATTAATTTTAACATTTTGAATCTCCTGTAAGTGTTTCGGTCACCGAAAGTTGAAATTTTTATTTTAAAAAGTTTACTTGTCCCCAATCGATGAATAGGATTACTAAGTAAAGCATAACAAGTGCGCAAGGTGCAACTAGCAAAGGTCCGCCAAATTGATGAACTGCACTAAGCCCGATTAAACCAACATACGGAAACACTACAAATACCATCATTAAAAAGATGAAGTTTCTCATTTTCTAATCTCCCAAGTTTTGTCTTATCTTTATGTGGTGTATTATAATAGAAATTAGAAAATGAATCAATACCCGAAACAAAGAAAATGCCTATCGGTGCAATAGGCATTTCCTGCATTGATTATTAATAATTGATTTTAACGTTCGTCTTTTCTAGGTATGCACGATACTTTGGTTTGTATTCATCTGGAAGTTTGTCGTAGGCTAGTTGAATATCCAATTCGCAAAGCTCGTTAGTTATTTCCACTCCGCTGATATGTTGCTTGGATATCTCACCTGTCTCTAAATTCATACAAATTCGATCATAACCATTTAAGTGCTTATAGTATTGGTACACCCCATCATTTGCATATCTGATCGGTACGATCAAATTTGAAGAATCCGGGATATCCTGCGACTCTAATGGTTTTCGCAATAGCATCTTAAGCCAATTGAACATCTTCAATTACCCCAATTTATTCGGTTGTCCACTATTTCGCGGTAGCGTGATATTCGAAAATTTCTGGGTCAAGCATTTTATCTTCATACCAAACCACACCATTACCTTTGACACCTTGCATACCGAAAGTGATTTTACAAAATTCACAATCCATTAAGTTTTGGTAACTGATTTCTTCTAGTTCTTCATCCTGCTCTTCCGGGTCTGCTAACCACCAAAGTTCCGGTGTTTCGAAAATTCGAAGTTCATCATTGCAGAAACCTTGTAAGTATTCCGAATTTAGATAGATTTTGACTGTTGGGCCTTTCGTTGGTTTGAAAATAGCGCAGCAAGCTTCTACCGCGATGAATTTACCAATATTTTTAACGGCGTTGGTGCTTACGCCTTCTCCCGCAAATCGAGCTACTACCGCTCCACCAATTACAGAACCTTCACCTAGTTGCGGAGCAATAGATTTGAAAGCTTCGGATTCTTGGAATGAGTTAACAATAGCTTGGATTCGAGGTTCTAACCACTCGCGAATTTTTTCCGATTTCGGAAATTTGAAATTGCCCGCGCCTTGAACTTTGTAGTTATCCGTTGAGATAAATTCAACATCGCGCCCATTAATTGCCGGTTTACCGTAAAACATATGATTATTTGCTCCTATTATACTGTAGGTTTGAAACGCGCTGCAAATTCTAGCGCTGCTAAGTATGCAAGAGCTTCAATTTCAGTTTGAAAACATAATCCAAAACTTACGCGTAAGCGTTCATATTTGGAATCGTTGAAAGTTACTTTGATTGCTTTAGTAAGATCTTCACTTGCTCGGAAGTAATCTTCCCCAAATTTCGGCTCAAAAGATTTTGGAAGTTTGATGAAACCTAATTGGTTACCAAAAGATTTTGGCTCTTCGCTTACGCGATTCTTTTCCACGAACTCCAAAGTTTTGTTAGATTTTTCGATGATGAAGCTGTCGAGCTCCTCACCTAAAATACGAACTGGTAAGTGACCATCTAAGTAATAGAATTTCATTTTGTGCTCCTGTGATTACTGTGTTATCTTTATGTTGAGTATTATATTACACCCAAATCAAGAAATCAACGGTTACTTCAACAATTCTTGCAAATTAAATCTTGTATTGCAAGACTTTGGAACGTCTTTCAAATCGATCTGGTAGTTGATTAGTTTGCCGGTTACCGAATGTGGAACCTTGCTGTTTGGGAATTTCCACGCGAGTGGCTCTCTTCCCTCGATAGCAATCACTTTCCAGAAGCCATCCGGGATCGCAATATTGTTGAACCATTTTGGGGTATAACAACTTTCAAAATAGGTTCCGGAGATGACCAACACTTTCTGATGGTGACCTCTTAATTTTGCGTAACCTTCTAAAGTCCTCCAAAGCCCACGATTCAATTCCGCGGATTGCGGAGCGATGTTGGACATCAAGAAAGATTCCTGGATAGTTTTAGGGTAAGAGGTATTGCTAGCAGCGGACAAGTGACCACGATCCCATCCAGATTTGTTATAATCCTGAGGTTTTGGCGAGTCTAAAACTCTAGGATCCTGGATAAATTGCGCATCGCGCACATATTCCAGTTTGAAATCCGTTGGTTCTAAAGTTTCTACTACGACTTCCGGTACCCGGAAACGCTTGTTGAAGTATGAAGTATACTGAGAATTACACAATTTTTGAATAGTGTTAGTATACTCAAAGTTGATCGGGTAAGTTTCGCATTCGCGAGGATTTGGCGCAGTTTGAATCGCCGGTGTAGTGTTTGAATACTTTGGGGCGGTCAAAGCAATTGAGCTCGCTGCAATTAATGCGGTACCCGCAAATAATGCGGTCTTTTTAATTTTGCTGATAATTTTCATTCTGTATAGTGTTTTTGATAATGTAATAATGTTATGTATATTATAACAATTTTAATCATTTTTCAACATCTTCGTGTAATACACTTTAGTGTAATTTTGAAAATGAAGGTGTAAAGTTTTAGTGACTGAAACTTTGAAGTTGTTATTTCAAAAAAAATCTCCACCGAAATGGAGATTGTTTAGTATTAAAGTAATTAATCTTCTACAATAACTTGTAAGTATTTTCCGTTTATAGAGTCTGTCGAATTAGCGTCTGCCGCAACAGTTATTTTATTTTCAGTGATGGTAGTTTTACCAGCCGAAATTGGCGCTTTGAGGTCACGGTTGTCGGATTCGCCTTTATTTAGGGTCAGGCTAGCCGCGGTACCCGATCTAACCGTTGCCACTAATTTAGATATGACGCGAGCGCGATCCCTACCCCTTCCATGACCAACGTTAGAGTTCGGTATTACTTTATAACTTACGGTTGAAGGTATTACGTTAAAAATATATTTCGGTCCGGCATTATTCGAATGTGAGTATGATCTTTCATATCTCACTTCCGCGTTCATCACATCAGAAGCAGTAAACCCCTCAGTTAGCGGTTCTGCAGAACCAATCAACGCGAGAACTTGCCATCTACAGTTTTGACCCGCCGGTCTGCAAAGTATGATTGCGCTTTCGGTTGCCTCTGTAAACTCAAGAACGCCGTCGCTGAAGTTGTAACCACCATCAGGATATTGAACTGAGCCGGCGTCAACATACACCTCAGTCTTCATTGCCCCCGCATACACCAAACTACCGTTAGACAATTCCACCGCGGTTGTTGGGAAAACTGGCGAAAATTTTGTGTACGCCATTACAGTACTCGCACCATCTAAACGGATTCTTAGCCCTTTAAGGTCTGTGCGATTAGCGAATATATTCCAATTGTTAGCGTTGAGTGAGTAGTGGCTGACGTATTTTCTGTTGCCATTGTAGTCCAGCTTTAAATCTGTTATCATAGCTAAAACTGTATTACTATCCAACTCTGTCGCGGTAATTCGAGGACAATCTACGCTAGGAACGTAAGTGGTATCGATTTTAGTATTCGCTTTTAAAATAATAGTATCAGTATTATTTTTAGAGTTTTGGTCTAATGCGCTGTTAGGATTTACCGTAGCAGAGAATTGATAAGTTCCTACGTCATTCGCTTTTACGCTAAAGCGTAGAATGAAGGTACCCGCTTTTGCTAAACCTTTCAAATTGTAGTTTAGTTGATCTAAAGTTTCAACTTCATCCACTGCTTGTTTAGAGGTACGAACATCCAAGATTTCGTAGTTACCTAAAAGAGGTTTTTGAACAGTAAGATTCGTTAATTCGTTTTTAGATTCGCCAGTATTGGTCACCGTAACGGTAACATTGTAAGTTTCGCCGGTAAACGCAGAAGTCTTATCGGCCGCGATGCCTACGCCGATTTCCTGGAAAATCGAATCTAACGCGGTTAATTGGATGCACTCCCCATCTTGCTTAGCGAGCAATGTAGTGCCTTTCTTCCAAGGTTTTGAAGGCAATGCGCTTAGCGCAGCACAATCAAAGCCACTTTGAACTTCCCATTTCTTAGAAACCGGATTGAAGGTAATCCCTTTGCCGAGATTATCCGGAGTAATTACTTTTAAAATATTCATTTAAATTCCTTATTATGTGGGATACCCCGTTTCACGGTACGTGTGGTTGGGGTATATTTATGTGCGGTTAATGGGTTGTGATATACTCGATAGGCTGGAAGTTAACGGTGAATTTACCAACGAATGCTTCGATTACTACCGGTTTGAATTCAACTCTAAGTTTGAATTGTTTACCAGATCCGTCTAATTTCGCATTGTATTTTGGAGCGTAGATGAATGTCGGATATTCATAGTTTGAGAATTGGACATTTTCATCGCGCTCTTCATTAGATCCATCGAGGTCAGATAAAATGAATGTCGCTTCAGTATCGCGCTCTTCTTTTAATCGGTTTTTAATCAATTCTGCTATGTAACCGTCTTGATCATTATCCACAGTTACCACATCTAATGATGCACCTTGACCGTTAACATCTTTCCAACTTACGGTCGCGTTAGTTTCAATGTATGGTAGGTCAACCCAAGGGTATTCCACGCTTCCAGCTTTTACAATTGTGCCGTTATCTTCGGTGAAACCACGAACTTGATCAATGGTAAATGTTTTACCTTTATGCGCCTCGTTTGCGAGTTTAGCATTCGCTTCGGTTACCGAAATACCGCCACTAACATGTTGAACTCCATTTTTGGTGGTATAGCTTAAGTTCAGAACTTTCATTGGATCTGCGGCGACGCTTCTATACTTATCTGATAAAATCGCGTCACCTTGCACATTTAAAGGATCCCAATGAACATTAGAAAGATCAGACGCTTGGATATTACGTTCGTTGCGGACTACGACACCATTATCGAAATTTACGAAGGTTCCGTTGATCTTATAACCTAAACGCTCAATAGTTACGGTGCTAGGTGAAAATTGAATTTTTACATTCGAATTCTCGATATTTCGGTAACCAAGATCGACGCAAATATCCCGAGGTGATGAAGTAGATCTGAATCTCGAGGTGATATCAGTTTCAACGGGTTGCTTACCAGGTTCGTGAACAATTAACTTAACTGAGTTTTTGTTGCTGGCGAGAATTTTATCAAGTTCAAATTGCCCACCATAACTAACGTGCATACTAATACGATAATTCATATTCTCGATTGAGTAGGTCGCTTCCAAAATCTCATCTTCTACCACTGGATATGGCGCTTCCAGCGCCGTAGGGCGGATCATCGGTTTGCCTTCTAAAGTATTAGCGAAGCGCTTTTCGGTAGTAAATTTAGCTTTCTTGCCTTTGAGATACTCGTTAAGTTCTTTAGTGGTAGTGAAGCGAGTTGCAACATCATAGAAGTCTTCTTCGTAACTTCCACGCAGTAGTGTACCGTCGATATTGGAGTTTGAAAGTTCTGGTTGAAACATTAAGTGACCAGATTCTAGTACAAATCTCGGAGTTAAAGTAGCCTCTTCATCTCTTGCCGGAGCACGGTCTTTGAGAACGGATTTATAGGAATCCCGCATAAAACCAGATGTGCGATCACGCAATTTGATAGTTTCGCGTTCAACGTAATGCTCATCATCTTCTTGCGGTTCTACATAATTGGTAACTTGCTCGATTTCAGCTTCGCTGACGAAATGCACTTCCCGTTTCCTGGTTTGTGGATTATACGTGATGCCTTGGCCTAGGTTCTCAGGCGTAATAACCTTTTGTGTTTTGCTTGCCGTTTAATTTTCCTTTTGATTAGCTAATAAAAAAGGACTTGTCGTCTCTTTATTTAATGAAATTCAATTAAATTAAACATTAAAGTTATATTAAGCAATTGCTCTTACAAGATAACGAACTTTGAATTCTACCGGAGCGGTATGAGTTGAAGTCGCGTAGACCGCAAATCCTTGAGTGTCTACATCACCAATATGCGCATTCTCGTGGATAGAACCTGCTGGGGTATCTTCTGCGGTAGCTTGCACGTTTAAGATTTTGGTAAAGCCGTAAGAACTTAGGTCAACGCGTTTTGAACCCTCTGTACCAGTTCCTTTTGTAACCGGAGTAGTATTGATGGTTACTACGCCACCGATTTCTACCAAGTTACCTTGACGGATAACGTACGAGTTATTTGGATCGTCCGAAGTTTGAACTTGTTCGCGTTCCGCGAAAATTTCCGGGAGTTCGATTGGGGTTTTAAAACCGTTAATGTTGGCATTAATATACATTTTGTATTCCTTTTAAGATAAAGAGGACCTCGAAAGGTCCTCAACTTTCAAATTAGTCTTCGATGATTACGTCCAAGTATTGCGATCTTACGCTGTCCGCGGAAATTGCATTAGCAGAAACAGTAACCCCATTATCAGTAATAGTTACTAAACCGGAAGTTTTTAACGGAGCTAATCCGTTCCAGTTAATAGTAGCGCTTGCTGCGGTACCCGCTTTAACTTTCAATACTGAAACTAAAGTTTCTGTTGGGTTGCTTAAGAATGAAGCGTCCGGAGTTTCCGGGATGGTTTGGTAGAGGCTTTTATCCGCGCGAATGATCCTAGTATAGTCCGAAGTCTTCTCTACGACGCGCACCACTTTAGAAACCACACCGCCTTGAACATTCGTCAAACTGATTGATTTAGGATCTGATGGTTTAGAGAAACAAATAACCCAACCTTGCAATGCACAGTTTTTTCCACGAGGTTTTACGAGTAATGTAATAGAGCGATAGTCACCGTTGATGGTGATATCCTGCGCATTTTCCGCAACGGTAAGATCCGTAACTACATTCACATTATTACCTGACGTACCAATTTTGAAGATAGCGTTATGTTCCAGTGAAGTTTGTGTGCTATCTTTATCAGAATCGATGATAAAATCTGAAACGTAAGTTTTAAATCCAGATTTGGTGTAAACAGTTTCAGCGGCATTAGAATACCTAGAGTTAAATGGCGATGCAGCACTGATGATGGTTGCTGGGTGCGAAAGTCTCAGCTGTAAACCTTGACTTCCGCGATCTACATAGAAAACAGAACCAGGTCCACCCAATTTACCCCAACGAGTTGCGATGCGACGTTTAGATTTGATTTCTCGCCCATCAGTTCCGAGTGTCTTATTCGCATCGGTATGGGCTTGACCTAATACCGTACCGGTAGCTACGTCAGTTAATTCAACAATTGGACATTCTTCTGAAACTTCTAAGTTTGCGTCCGTTTTAGTTTGCGCGTTTAATACGATAGTAGAAGTATTGTTACCAAGATCTTTATCTAACGCAGAGTTAGGGTTTACCATCGCGGTAAATTGATAGTTACCTAAAGCTTTTGGAACTACCGTGAAGCGGATGATTGCAGTTCCGCCTTTTTTGGTGTTTTTGATGTTATAAGTAAAATCATCAACGCGTTCGATTTCCCCTACTTGAACTTTTGAAGTTTCCAAATCTTTGATGTCGTAGGCTACGCCTAAACCTTCCGGTTTTGAAATATTCAAGTTGGTCAATTCGTTGGTGCCTTCGCCAGTGTTGGTTACGGTTACCACTACGCGATATTCCTCGCCAGTAAAACCGTTAGTGCGGCTTGCGGTAATACCAACACCAATTTCTTGGAAGAAGGTATCAAAAGAAGATAAACGCACGCATTGGCCATCTTGTTTAGCTAATAAGGTTGTCCCTTTCTTCCAAGGGCGTTCTGGTAATTGATCGATTGAACTACAATCAAAACCAGATTTTGCTTCCCATTGATTGGTAGCAGGGTTGAATTCGATCCCTTTACCTAGGTTAGCAGGAGTAATTACTTTAATACTAGTACTAGTTGTCATTAAGTTATATCCTTTTATTATAATAAAAAGAGAGGGAGGATTTAAAGATCGACCCTCTCGAATCTTCACATCGATCTTTAGATATTTAATCCTTAAACATCCCGGATCTTCGAAGAACTACGCCTGAGGCGTATATTCCGCAGTTAAGCGGTTATTAAGCTTTCTTGATTAGGTAACCTAATGAAACTTCACCAGTACCATCAGTTAATTCAACTAAGTTGTCAGTGTCTAACACTAAACCGTCAGTAGTTGCTTTTAATGGAGAACCAGTACCAACTTTGATTTTAACTGGGTTAGCCGCAGTACCGTTACCTTCTAAACCGTTACCAACAGTAACTGGAACTAAGTCACCAACGTTTACGCGAGAAACAGTTTGACCTTCTTCTGTATCTTTAGCACCAACAGTGAATACTAATTCGTTAGTAGTAGCTTCGAAAGAAACTGCTTTTAAGAAGTGGTCAGCTTTAGCTGCTGGGATTAATGATGCTAAATCTACTTTAACTTCAGTATCATCACCTTTAGTTAATTTTAATTCAGTACCTACTAATTCAGCGTTTTTAAGACCAGCGCCTTTTAATTCGTTGATGATAGAATCAGTTAAACCGATACCGGTAGGTTTGTTTTCTAAATGAGCAGCGTGAAGTTTAACGTCCCATTTGTTAGCTTCTAATGCACCTAACTCGATTGTTTTACCAAGGTTGCTAGGAGTAATTACTTTAATAATAGCCATTATGTTTTTTCCTTATGAGGTTTTGTTTACGTAATTTATTTAAAATATTTCAAATAACCTCCAAATCTACGCAGCTAGCACTTGCATGCGGTCGCGTAAACTTGGAAGTTATCGAAGATTACATTGCTTCAGTGGTGTGAGCGTAAGATAATGTTACTGCGCCAGTACCATCAACAAGAACTTCACTTGCGTGATGAGCTTTCTTGAGGTAATCTACTTCAGCTTTTAAGGTTTCTAATTCACCTAAGATGCGTTTGAGTAATTCTGGATCTACGTCTTTACCATCAGCACCTTTAGGACCTACTGGACCTACTGGGCCAACCGGACCTTGAGCACCTACTGGGCCTTGATCCCCTTTAGGGCCTTGACGACCTTCATCCCCTTTATCACCTTTGTCACCTTTAGCACCTGGGCAACCTTTCTCACCTTTAGGACCTTGAGCACCAGCTTCACCGCGTTCGCCACGTGGACCGACATCCCCACGTTCGCCTTGAGCGCCTGGGATACCTTGAATACCTTGAGCGCCTTGTTCACCGCGTTCGCCGCGAGGACCTACTTCACCGCGTTCA